CTCTCTGGCTGTGCCAAAGGCCGCCACATTTCCGTGTCGGTCATAGACCGTATAGTCCCGAAGCCGTTTGTGACTTGCATCACGGTGGGCAGGCAGTCCTAGTTTGAGCCGGCGCCAGTAGTACACCGTGCCAACTGTCAGGCCAAGCTCGTCAGCGATCTGACAGTCGTTCCATCCAGCCGCGTTGTAGGCCCGCAGTCTCCGAAGCTGGAGCGTGGTCATGTGCGCCGCCTCCTCCCATGGCGTACAGCATTGGACTTCAGCGGCATCACCCAGCGTATGTAAGCCGCGGAAAACCCGGTTTCCCCGTCCTCCCGGATCTCCCGCTCAACCACGCGGGCCTCCGGCGGCACCCGCACCGTGCCCGCTCTGGCCACAGGGATGGGCGTGGAATATTGGGGCTGCCGGATACCCTGAGAGTGGGACCAGGCTCGCGCTCCTCCGTACCCGGCGTTGCGTATCATGTACCTGGCCACGGCGGTATAGTCCCCTGTCGCATCCAGGCGTCGGTATGAAAACTCCTCCGGCGGCCAGTGCTGGGCGATCAGCTCCCAGTCCATGGCATCCGTGACCACGTGGTGGTGCAGGCGCACCGGCTGCCCCGTCTTCGTGGACACGCTGGCAGTCACCAGCCACCACTTGAGCTTTTTCCCCGTGGTCTTCCGGTACGCCCTGGCCAGCCGCCGCATGAAGTTTCGGGCAATACGCTTCGCCTCCTCCCGTGTGGCAGGCAGGCGGCTATCGGAGTATTTCAGGGTCAGGAACAGATCTCCGCCCTTGCAGTTGGCATTGAGCTGCCGGGCCAGGATCAGCACCGCCTCGTCTTCATTGCGCTTGAGCTGCTTGGCGGATGATTTCCCTCTTCTGGCCCCCCGCGGTGTTCCCCCGCGTGTCTCCATGAGCACGTCCCGCACCTCCACGGCGCGGCCCGCTGTGATCCGGTAGCGCATGAGCTTTTTCACCTGGTTCTCCTCCTTTGGCTGGTGCTGGTCGAGATCTTAGCGGTCTAAGGGCCCCGCATAGGAACACGCGCGCGTTCCTCAATTTAATATATAATGTAGGGCATTGGCCCTCTGCGCCGCCCCCGAAGGGCCGGAGGCGGCGCACAATGTCATGCCGCAAAGGGCGGGCTCCAAAGCCCGCCCTTGTTTATCTTCCTTTATTTTCCTTCCTTTTGGGGCCTCGCCGGTACTTGTCCACGATCCTCCGGCGCTCCGCCTCGGTTGTCTGCGCCACCAGTTGCCCATAAGTCAGGCCACGCCGCCGCGCCGCGATGCACAGGGCAATCAGCTCCACGTCTGCCATGGTTGTCTCTCCTCTCTGCGCCCCTCCCAACCAGGGCGAGGGCAATCTGTAACTGCGCGCCCATTCCCAGGCGCCGGAGGTCAATATCCATCCAGCATCGCCTCCACACTGTCAAATAACTGGGTGCTGTACTGGCCTGGGGTCCATCTCTCCAACCGTACCAGCATGGGCACCGACCAGACGGACGCTGCCCGCTGGGTGCTCACCCGCACCCGCAGCCGGAGGGCCGGTGCCTCCCACTCCAGGGATGTGACCCACCCCCGGCGCAGAGCTTCCCGCAGTTCCTCCAGATCCCCGGCGGTGAGCAGACTTGTCCATCCGCTCATGTACTGGGCTTCGGCCGATCGACTCGCTCGAAGGTGATCACCCATACCCAAGGGTTTGCCTCCCAGCCGTAGAGGTGTCGTTCAGCAGGCTTTATGGTGCTGTCCCACAGTTCATCGAATCGCATAGGATTTACGCACCCTTCTTCGGCCGCACTTTCCCATGTAACTTCCCTCAGCCGCTCCGCCTGCACGCCGGCGACCCGCAGGAAAATCCGGGCTGCCACCTTTGGCATATGAATAGCAGGACGCCAACCACTGCTCTTGTACTGTTCCGGCCGTATATCCTCGTCCGCCCGGTAGTAATACACGCCGTTTGGCCTGAAATGCCCTCCAGGGCTGGCCGGAAGCCGAGCCCACGTCTCCCTCACCCACAGAATGTCGCCAGTCTGGCATGGTGGCCGAATTACCCTCGGCGTCCCCTCGATTGCATAACAGCCGGGGTAACAGCTATTTTCCGTCATGCGGATGGGCCTGCCGTCCGGCTGCGGCCTTATTGCCCGCCGGGTGACGGTCTTTCGGCCCTCCTGGATGGCACGCACCATGGAGGTGTTGAACAGAATTGGTCTCTCCATATCGTCTCCCCCCTTAAATGAAATCCATCAGATTCACCTGCACCGCTGGCAGAACTGGGGCAAAGAGCTTGTCCAGCACATCCGTTCTGACCAGGCGGGAGTCACGGTCCATATCAAACAGGCTGAACGCCCACCCGGTTTCCCCGCATAGCCGAATCCCTCGTAGTTTCCACTTCTTCCCCGGTTCCATGCCCAGCTCCTCTGGCCTACAGTCTCCTTCCACCAGCCGTTCCGGCACCTCAAAGGAGATCGGCAGCGCATCCATGTCCTTCCGTTCAAAGAAGTCCACCGTCCCCTTTTTGTATGGACCTCCCAGCAGTGTCACGCCGTCGATATTGCAGTGCCATATAGACAGGTCAATCCCTAGCAGGTACTGTTCTTTGGGATTGCTGTAACTCCGGTGGTGGGTGAACTTCTCCCCCAGGCGGCAGGGGGCCTCAATCAGCATGATGCCGCCCCCTCCTCCCGGAAGGGCGCCAGTTGCTTCTCCATAGCTCCCAGCAGTGCGCCGCCGGCGGCAGTCAGCTTGGCCCGGCCCTCGTCGTCCCCACCGGCCTTCAGCTTGTGGAGGATGCCCATCATGCGGGAAAAATCCTCCTGGCACGCCTCAAAGTAGACCCCGAATTGGGTGATCTCCTTATTCCCGGAGGCCCGCAGCTCCTTCCGGGCCCGCTCCAACGCCTCCCTGGTCTGTTTCAGCTCCTCCCGGGCAGCCTTCTGCGCGTCCATGGCGTCCCTTCGCGCCTGGCGGGCCTCCTTCAGCTTCTGATCCATCTCCTGGTGCTGGTTCAGCAGGTCGCTCTGCTGCTTCCGGGCGGCTGCCAGCTCATTCTCCAGGGCCTCCACCCGGACGCGGGCATCTGCCGCCGCCTCCCGGCGGGCCTGCTCCAGCTCCTCCTCCTCGGCGTGCTGTACGGCCACCTCCACCGGACGGCTGCGCAGCTCCTCCAGCTCCCGGGATAGCTGGGCCACCCGCTCGTTGGCCAGGGCCATATCCTGGGCGATCTTCTCCCGGGCCTGCTCGGCGGCCTCCCGCTCGGCCCTGTCCTCCTCAGCCCGGCGGAGGGCGTCGTCCCGCTCCTTGATAGCGGCCTCCAGCTCCCGGGTGCTCATGTCCTCCACGTTGTGCTCCTCCACAAATGCCTCCCGCTCGTCGGCGGGCAGGGCCAGGAGCCGCAGGGCCTTGGTATAGCTCAAATTGCCAATCGCTTGGGAAATTGCCTCCGGCCCAAATATGGACTGCTGGGCCGTGCCGTACTCCTCAAAAATGCGCATCAGGTTGTTGGCGGTGGACTGGGAATAGCCCACCTGCTCCTTGATGTACGTCCCCCACTGCCCATGGGGCAGCATTGCCTTAACCTCCACCAGCCTGCGGCCGATCTCGATGGCATAGCCGAGGAGCAGTTGCTGGGCTTGGCGCTGCAGGGTCTGGATTTCCAGCGTGACGGCCTCCACTGTCCGCGCCGGCTGGCTGTTCGTGGTGCTCAATTCACTCATGCGGCGGTTACCTCCTTCTGTTTTGATTGCTCCGGCACAACCGGCCGGCCTTTGGCGTCCCGAGGTGCGCCGGCCTTCAGCCATGCCAGCCATACGGCTTCAAGTTCCTCCACCTCTTTCGTGCGGGCACAGTTGCGCCGCCCCCGGTTCTGGCGCACCACCAGCTTACCCTCGTTCAGTTCCAAGGTGTAGAAGGACTTTCGGGGCGCTTTTGCTCGGCGGATGAAGAAGATGGCGGTCTTTCCGTTTGCATGGTCCTTGGCATAGGTGCCCACACAGTGATGCAGAGCATCCCCCTCCGCCACCAGTTCTCTTTGACTGGCGGCCGGCCGGATCAACAGGCCCCTCCACTGGAACGCATACCGGGCCAACTGCTTCCGCCGGATACGGAACTTGGAAGCCAGTTCCCTGGCCTCAAACTGCGTGACGGCATCGGACATGCGGTCGTGGGCTTCCAGCAGATCCTCCGGCCAGCGCACATCCGGGTCTGCCAGATCCCGACCTGTCAGCTCGGCCATGCGCCAGTAGTCCAGTAGAATTGATACGTCGATTACTCCCTCCGGCTGAGGGTCTTCGTCCTCCGGCTCCACCCCCGCCCGCTCGATCTGGCGGAGCAGATACCGCAGGCTCTTGCCAACCGGCCCTCTACCCACCAGATCCAGCACGTTCTCGTCTCCCAGGTAAAAGGCGTGGGCGATGTCCGCATCTGTGAGGGTTTCCCCGGCGTCCTTGGCCTGTGTGAACAGCCGCCAGAACAAGGTGCCCCAGCACCGGCTCCGCGCCATGGCCAGTTCGTCCCTGGTCAGACCCAGCATCTGGGCCGGCCTGGTCTCCGACCATCTGATTTCCGGCAGTTCCAACTCCCCCCGCTTGTTCTTCTTCCAGTCCGGCTCGGCCGTCTGCTCGGCGATCAGCTCGTCCAGCACGTCAGGCAGGCCGTGGACCAGGAGGCTCTCCGCATTTGGGTGCTTCTGGCACAGCCGCAGCCAAGCCACCGGGTACCGGGCAGCATGTCGGCGGGGCTCCGCCATGTACCTGTCCAGTTTGCAATGTGGCAGGCAACTATCGGCCACCAGCTCCGGTGTCAGGCCAAAAACCCCTCTCTCGCTACCCCACCGTTCCACCCAATCCTTCGGCTGCCGCCACGATCTGGTGTACTGGATGGAGTATCCCGTCGTGCCGCTGTAAGAATTGACCCAGCCCATCAGTTGAGCGCAGTCCTCCGCGCTGAATACATAGGCTTCGGCCGGAATCGCTGTCAGCTCCCGCCCTGCCGCCGCAGTAATCCTCCGCTGTATGACCCAGCCGGTGAGGACCAGCAGCCGGTCCCGCCCCACCACTGCGGCGCTCATACAGCGCGCTTCTCCCGCCACAAGGTGACCCTTGCGTTTCGCGTCGGCCTTCTTTCTGACAGTCACCTTTGCCCCGCAGAAGGGACAGGTAGTCCTATCCCCGTCCACGCACACGGCCCCGCCCTCTCCTTCCGTCCAGGAGTCCGGGTGCAAAAAGCCCCAATCCCCACGACCGTCCCGACTCCGCCACAGCAGGCCGCTCTCCGTACAGGCTGAGCAGGTGGCCCGAATGGCCCGCACCTTCTTTCTCTGGGCCCACTCGTCCAGTATGACCTCCAGGCGGAAATCCTCGGCCCACTCGGTTTCGATCAGCAGCACGTCCTCGTCCAACTCTTCCTTCGCCCCAGCCGCCCACTCCAGCAGGCCCTCCGGCGGGGTGCGGGGCACCAGTTTCCTCACGTCCTTCATAGTTCACCCCCAGAAGTCTGCCAAGTCCAGGCCCAGTCCCCCTCCCCACTCTGTAGAACCAGAGGGGAAGGGGAGTCCGTAGAACTCCCGCAGGATGCGGTCAGCCTCTGCCGGAGTAATACAGGAGAAGTTGCCAGTTTTGTGACTGTCGGCATAAGCCTTCAGTTTTTTCTCTGCTTCTGTAATGGACATGGCCTCCACACCCAAATCCTGAGCGATGAGCTCGGCGCTCTCCGGTTCCGCCCGGCAAATATCCATCAACTGCTCGGCCACCATCCACTGGGGGGACCCCTCCTTTACTTGGCTCTGCTGCTCCCGCAGCATACGGATCGCTTCCAGACTCATTCCGCGCACCTCCCCACCGCTTCAGCCAGGGCCTGGAGGGCCTTGACCAGCCGCCCGGCGGCGTCCTCGTCCCGGCTCCGAACCTTCAGCAGGATGCCGTGCATCTTGTTTGCCGTCTCCTGAGCCTGCTGGAAAAGCAGTTCAAACTGAGCCAGATCCTTGTCCGCCCCCAGGACGGCCTTCTTTTCGGTCTTGGCCCGCTCCTCCAAAGACCGTTTCAGGGTCTCCACCGAGGCCTCCGCCTGCCTACGCTTATCATCAGCCTTGTCCCTGGCCTCCTTGGCCCTGTCCAGCTCAGCCTGCATCTCGGCTACCGCCTGGGCTCTGGCCTCCTTCTGGGCCTTAGCAATGGCGTCTTGATCCACAACGGTCTCCACGGCCACATCCACCGGCTTTTCCTGGAGCATACGCAACTTTTCCTCCAGCGCTCGCGCCCGGCTGCTAGCTAAATCCGCCTCCTCCCTGGCCGCTTCCAAGTATCCCTTCGCTGCGACCATATCCTGTTCCATTTTGGACCGAGCCTGTTCAGCGACTGCCGCGTCAGCCTTAGCCTGCTCGGCGGCCTTCTGCGCCTCGTCCCGTTCCTTGATGGCCTGCTCCAACTGGCGAGTAGTCATGTCAATGACATTGTGGTCTTCAAGGAACCGCTCCCGTTCTTCCGTCGGTAAAGCCAAGAGCGCTAATGCTTTGGTGGCTCCCAAATCCGCAAGCGCTTGCGGATTTGAGAACTCTCTGGCAAGCCGCATGAAGTTCTGCGCCGTTTTCTCAGAATATCCAACCTTCGAGTTCAGCCAAGGCAGCCACTCTCCGTGCAGCAACATACTTTTCGCCTCAATCAGGCAGTTCCCAATGGTGAGGATGGCCTCTCCGCCCTTGCGCTGGGCCTCCAGGATATCCCCCGTGATGGCCTCAATGGTCCGTTCTGCTGGGGCGGCGGGCCGGGCGGCCTGCTGGAAAGCCTGGGTGATATCAAACCGGCTCATTCACCCACCCCCTCTCCTAGGAACTCCGTCACAAAGGCCCGGTAATCCTGGGCCGCCGCAGAGCGGGGCGACCAGCTCACCACCGGCTCCCCCGTCCAGGTGGACTCGTCCACCTTGGGGCTGCGCCGGATGTGGCTGGCAAAGACATGTACCGGGGCCTGCTCCTGGAGCAGCCGCTCCCCCTGCTCCACCGTGTCCGAGCGGTACCACATGGTGGGCAGGCAGCCCGCCACATGCACGTCCGGGTAGATGCTCCGCAGACGGTCGATCTGGGCGGTCAGTTCATTCATCCCTCGGACCGAGTAAGCGTCTACCTT